TTTTTAATTCTCACAATTCTTTGTCGTCTATTAAATCCTGATAAAACTGTTTTGGGTGTTCCATACCCTGCACCAAAATTAGCACCAGATAATGGATTTTGTGCAATCGCTGTTCCCATACCAGAACCAGGATAGTAATATGTTGCTGACAAAGGTCCGTCCATTGCGGCCGCTTCGGCTAAAGTTGCACTTACAGCCAAGTAACACATATAAGTTGTATTAGCATCTGCTTCATCAATCTTATGTGGTGTAATGGTGTAAACATCGTCAACTCTGTAATGTGATGGATTAAATATTGCCATTTTCTATCTCCTATCTTATGTCGCTAAAGGCACCTTCTGCCTCTTCTAATTCAAAATATTGGAAAGTAAGTTCAACATCAAAAGTTGATATATCTGCTGATTCATTTGATAGTGTCATACCACCAACTGAACTAGGCACACAACCCACTAATTTATATGTCTCTGATACTGTTTCCATATCATCTTTGAAGAAAATCATTCTAATATTTCCAGATGTATTTATCTTTTTTTCACCTTCCATTATAGAGCCGTCTGAGATAGCAGGATTTGAAACTGTTCCCATCCAAGCCAAAAATGCTCTTCTAAAAATACCATCTGAATCACTTTTTATCGAAATCGTAACTGTTTGATCCATCGCTAATATTGTAGGTAATTTAAAAGGGTAGCCATGATAGAATACATCTGTAAAATTCTGTGTTCTTGTTGGTAGAGTAGTTGAACTTGCCCACATTGTTAGGTTTTGAAGTTCATCATCAATCTCTGCTGTACCTGTTGTAACTAAAAGCTGAAACTGGTTCTGCTTTCTTATCCCTCTTTCTTTTAGCTCATTTAAAAAGCTAGTTAATGTCTTTGGTTCTGCCATTTTATTCTCCGTCTATTTTAGTACATCTTATCTTCAAAAAAAGAACACCAGTCAGTCTCTGGTCTCTTTATTACTGGATATACTGATGTTATACATTTTCTACCCTCTCTATCTATAGTATTTATAGGAATTGGAGGATTTAATCTACAAAAATTGTTCTCCTCCTCAAAAAATTCACAATCAATACAAGCTTTTTTATTACTCATCTTAAAACTTTACTTTATCTTTTTTTATTTTAGCAGATATGCCTGTTACAATTTTTGAAAAATTGTTTTTAACTGTAGAAGTTTGAACACCACTTGGTAAATCTTTCCCTGATTTCATTTTTTTCAATAGGCTGTTGAGATCACGATTATTTTTTACTTTACGATCTTTGATTTGTTGTACTATATCATCGACAGTCATATCTATTTCTTGTGATATTTCTTTAAATTTACCCTCTTTTAATTCTTCTAAAACTGCTATACATCTACCTTCAGTATTTAAACTGTATTTTACTTTTTCACTTTGAGCGAAAGGTGTTCCACAAAGTGGACAGTTACTTGGGTATCTACCAGTGAAAGCTGGCATATGAAAATTACATTTACTACAAATTTTCTTAACCATTATTTTACCATAAGCTAATTCAGGTTTTCTAAACGCATTTGCAACACCTTGTGTTATGGTAAATTTTTTCTCATCTATTATAAATTCTTTTCCGTCTTCACTTATTATAATATCATCAGATACTTCTTTTGACTCTTCAATATAACTCTCTATTTTTCCTTTTAATAAATCATTCATCGCATCATTCAACATTTGAAATAAACCATCAACATCTTTTTCTGCTATCATATCCATATTTTTTTGTATAGGACGGGGTAATGCGTCTCTTGATTTGATATAAAGTTCAGCTACTTCAGGTTTAATTAATACTGAACCTTTTTTAGTTTTAACTTCAAAGCCTTTACCTAATTTTGCGTCAGTAACATTACTTTTTGTTAAAGCACTCTTCATTTGATTGACCATTGGTGCAACACTTGAGTTACTATCTGTATTTAAGATATACTCTCTTCCTATTGGCACTTTACCTTTTGCACCTCTAACTGCTTTTTGTACATCACTTTTAGTAATTGATTTAATTTCATCAAGTTGTGCTATATCAGGTAAGTCATTAATCTCTTTTACTGACTCTTTTATTTCTTGTTCTTCTTGTTGTGATTGTTCAATAACATCTTCAACACCTAACATTTTGTCATACGCTTTTTGTATAGGGTCATTAATTTGAAAATTCATACCTTTTGTTTCTGTGACTTTATCCACCATATTCTCCTGACTGAAGTTGTTATGTGTATTTACTAAAATATATATAAAAACTGTTAAATATGTTGTATAATAGTATATGTCTAATGAAGTAAAACAATTTGGTGACTTAAATATCTTTATAGATGCATCTTATGTGATGTATTACACCGTTCATGGTGCTTTTTCTATGTGGAAAAATGAATATACATCTAGATTTAATGAAAGATGTTCTGAAAAAGTTGTACAAGATGCACCTGATATAACTAATGATGATAGATATATCTATTGTCTTCAAAAGAAAATGGAAGATAATTTAGATTGTATTTTTAGTGTTATTAAAGACAAGATGTTTGATGGTTTTCATCCACCCGGTCTTAGACCTAAAGTTTATTTTTGTATGGATGATATATCTAGAAACTATTGGAGAAAACAAAACATATTCAAAGAGTACAAAATGAATAGAAGATTAATACCTTCTTACTTTAATGCAGGGAAAGCCTTTAGATATTTGTATGAAATAATATTACCTCAACTTGATTTAGAAGAGTTTTTCGGTATAAAAAGTATTTTAGTAGAGTCAGCAGAAGCTGATGATATTATCATGACATTAGTTCGTAGAATGAAACATAGTCATAATTGTATTATTGCAACAGACCATGATATGATACAAGTTTTAGATAAAGCTAGAATGTTTGACCTTAGAGGTAATGAAATTACAGTATCTTATATATCTAATAAATGTATAGGCTCAAACGAAATGACTAGTGAGTCATATTTAAAAACTAAATTATTAGTTGGTGATAAGTCTGATAATATACCTCAAGTTTTTGATAGAGTTGGTTGGAAGAAAGCTTGGTCTTTGATGAATGATGTAGAAACTCTAAAAGAAAAACTAAGAGACTCTCAAGCAACTAATCGTTTAAAATTAAATTCAAAGCTAATTGACTGTAAATACATACCTAGTGATATTCAAAAAAACATTATAAACTCTTACATCGAAAGTAAGTCGTAAACTATGATAAAAGATAGACCAAATGTAGTCATTTACAAATACTCAACAATAGCTTCTTTTATGTTTGAAAGATTTTTAGATGATCAAGAAGATAGTATATTAAGACAAAATAATAAAATAATATTTGCTAGAAACTATGACACTAAATTTTTAGTCAGAGCATTCACTGATTATATGAATGATTTTTTTAATTTACATAATAACCCTTATGGTTCTTCAAAAACTTTAGTCGTAGGTACTTGTTATTCTCATCATAATTGGCTATCAAAATATATAAATGAAATAGATAGTGATATGTCTAAAAAATTCATAAAATCAAAAGTACCTGTTAGATATGCTTTCTCAGATAGAAATATTATGGCTGATGAGTCCATGATAAATCAATTACTAGATACTTTAGTTGGTAAATTAATAAGAGGTGATGTAAGTGTTTATACACCAAACTATTTTAAAGTAAAATTCATTTTTGTAAAAGATGTTCCAGAATCACAAATAGCTACAGTTTTAAAATCACATCATGAAAAATGTGAAATATTCCCTAACAACAAAAGTGAACTATTTTTTGATATTAATAAAATGGTTTACAAAAGTATATCAAGAAAGCATAAATTGAATAGTGATATAAAAGAAAGAGTATTATATGTCTACGATTTAGCTTGTTCTCCTGAAGAAGATGAATAAATAACCATGTATGAGTAAAAATAAGTATACTGGTTGGAAATTGATGTCTAGTCGAAAGAAGTTCGAAGAAGCACCTGAAGATTATATTGGATTTGTTTATGAAATACTTGATAAAGAAACCAATATGAGATACATAGGTAAAAAGAAGTTCTGGTCAAAAGTAACTAGACCACCTCTTAAAGGTCGAAAAAATAAAAGACATTCACTTAAAGAATCTGATTGGAAAGATTACTATGGCTCTAGTGACGAAGTAAAACAACTTGTAGAGAATACAGGTGCTTGGAGATTTGATAGATATATACTTCGTCTTTGTAAAACATCCGGTGAAATGTCATATTATGAAATGAAGGCTCAAGTTGAAAATGATGTCTTACTTAAACCTGACGAATACTACAATGCATTTGTTGGTGGTAAGATTCATCGAAGTCATTTAGGTCATTTAATTAAGAAGAAAAAGTAGTATAATCCTTTATGAGTGAAGAAAAGAAAAGGTCGTTTTTTGATTGTATGAAGAATATTGTTCAAGCAAAGAACAAAGATATTCTAGAATCAGATATTTCCTCTCCAACTTTTGATACGATGTATTCAAAATATATGGTTCAACGATATATAAGTATGCATCAACCTTTCATGAAACTTATAGAGAATCATCAAATATCATTAGAGTCAATGACTAATGAAATGCACTATAGATTTCTATTTAAAGTTATACCACAAAACAGAAACTTGTGGATTAAGTACATATCTAAAGGTAAGAAAAAGAAGTAGATTAGAATATTTCTTCTTTCATAAACTCATTTAACATCTTATTAAATGAAGATACGCACGATGATGAAGAAGAAGATGATGATGCGGAAGAGAAACAGGTAGAAAAAATGGATAAGGCAGCTGCACCATTTGTAGCATCGCCAGCAGATGGTATAATTCAACCATATGCAC